GTCGTCCTATTCAATCATGGTACGGAAGACTTTGAAATCAAGAAGGGTGATCGTATTGCTCAGCTTATTTTGGAGAGGTGTGAGACACCTATGATTAAGGAAATCGGTCTTCTCGAGGAGACACTCAGAGGTGATGGTGGCTTCGGATCTACAGGTCTCTGAATTCCTCTTTACAAAACCATAAATTTTCAGGTGTTGGCATGAAAAGCATTCCATGACTCATAACCATTGACAGTTTGGCTTTGTTTACACTAGTGTGAGTATGTAGTATCCATCTTTCCCAGAATTCTGCCCGAAAGAAATCTCCCCAATCCTCTTCTGTCGATTCACTAATTTTCAACATACCTCTATGAATCTCACCCAGATCCCTTTCTACTCGCAGCTCCTTAGGAATGACTGCTCCTCTCCTAAGAAGTTGTGCACGCATAAGCCTTGGATCTCCGTGATCTGAATAATATAGTACATCCTTTTTTCCAAAATCAACAGTTCGTTTATTAGGTAAAGTTACTCTATATCTATGTGCAACAGAGGGGCTTGGTTGTAATACGACGTGCATATTAATGTCACATAAGGAAATAATATTACGTATATTCATGCTTGAATATACTTCACTCGATGGTACTGTCATACGAGTGGGTGAAAATGCAAAAGAAAATGACAATCTCACACTAATGAGTGCACCAAAATACTGGTGGATGCATGTTGCTGGGTTCTCTGGTGCACATGTAGTTGTGTGTAACGAAGCAAATCCGTTACCAAAAGAGACACGTAAAGATGCTATGATACTTGCTATTCATCATAGTAATTCACCAAATGTCAAGATGTCTTGTGTGGATATGGTTCGTGTGGAACAAACTATTTGGATGAGACAAGCTGGAAAGTTTAAATTACAAGGTGAAATATTGGAATTTACTATATTCATGAGACGAGAAAAGGAACGTCTTAATCGTTTATTACAAACAAAAACTAGTATAAAGCTATGACAACAACATAAACCAAATGAGTCGAAAGAAAGAAGAAATTTCCACTCGTCTCTCTCCCATCGAATTCCAAAAGCAGAGGGCTGAACGAAGGGCTGCAGCTATGAAAAAGGCTCTCGAAGCAGACAAAGTTGTTTACAAGTCATCCTCTAATCCTGAGCGTTTCAAGGAGTTTCTTCAAGATCGTCTTAAAATCTGGAGTCAGGTCAAAGACAAGACATTTCATGGGAAGAAGATGTATGAAAAAACAAATGCCATTATTGAGTCACTCACTTCTTCAGAATAAGCTTACGTAAACTCGGGGTTGGACAACTCCACAACTTCAACACCAATTCCCAATTCGTCATTCCGGGTTTGTGAAATGACTGTTTAAGGAGTGTTTTGGTTCGTTGCTGCATTTTATGTGGGTCTCGTTCCTGTCTACGTGCCACACTAATGGCATTCTGAATAGTCTTCGTGTTGCGTTTATGTACGTTGTTAGTAAGTACATTATTTTGAAGTCGTATATTACTGTCGGTCTTGGTAGACTTCAAGTCTGAAATCTCTTTTTGGAGGGTAGATACACTCTCATTTGCCTTACGTAGATCTTCCTTGGTCGAAAACCACTTAGTTCTCAAAAAATCACATTCCTTCTTGTTTTCTGAGAGCTCCTTTTCGATTGCGACCAATTTGATTTTCCTTTCCCGCGACTTTTTTGACACCTTCTGAATCTGTTGAAGAAGATCAGTCACACCATCCTTGACCTTGCCGACAGATTTAGAAGTTGACGAGACTTTCTTTACCATGGTTAAATTATACATGTGTAAGAAATGTTATAACTTAGGTTATTGTTTAGTTACCAAAAGCGACGCCCGCAAGTCCATCCTTCACACGTAAAATGTTGTAGTTGACAGCGTATAAACGCTGGGTCGCATTACCACCGGAAACGTTGCGAAGTGCAATCTTGGCGGTGTCTATACGGCTGAAGTTAAGGGAGCCACTGGGCTGGGACTTACCGATGTTGAGGCAGAAAGGCCATGTGTAAACGGGAGCCGATTGAAGAAGATCATCGGGAAGGTTCTGGCAATGCATCTTGGGAACAACATTGTGGTGATAATGATTGGACATATCCTCGGAGAGAGGTGTGCCGTTGATGTAAAGGGTGGCATCACTGAAAGTGTACGCCGCATCCCAAAGCTGACCAACATTGGCAGATACAAGGTGAAGAGCACTGGTAGGATGATTGAAATAAGTGAGATCAATATCCGTGGCAGTTTGGTCAACCATCTGATACTGGGTTTGTGTGATCAGGATCTCATGCTCCTTTTCGGTAAAGAACTTACGCTCTTCAGTGTCAAGGTAGGCATACATGGCGTACACCTTGGGGTTGGAGGCAAAACCACCATCACGGCACTTGATGCGAATCTCCACATCGTGGTACTGCATAGCCACAAGAGGGAGAGATTTTGTCCAGTCCTGGCTGAAAAAGAAAGGAATTACAAAGCTGTCGGCAATCTGACCATTGTTCTTAGCGTTCTCTTTCGTTTCGGCTGTAGATACAGCACAAGAGGCACGAGCTTGTGTTTCATTGTAAAGAACGTTGTGAACACCCTGAACATATAAAGAATCAAGACGGCACACTTGTTGGCCACCGATGTAAAGAAGGAACTCGGTGGGGCTGGAATCACTGGAAAATAGACCAGTTACGTTAGTACCGGTCGCAGAGATAGCCGGGGCCTCCAACCACACGTAGCTCAGAAGATCACCCTTCGACTTGATAGGAATAGTGACCTCAGCACCCGATTCGAAGTTACCGATGTAATCGATACGCTCAGGTTTGATAGAAAAATTTGTGTGACGCTTATAATTTTGGCGGAAAAAACTTACTTCGGGCTGACCAGTGATGTACACATCCTGGGCACCCTTGGACACGAGGTCAATCAAAGCAGCTGACATTTACTAATAAAGTATATTAAAATTTTAGCTCAACATATACATAAGGAACATGGTAGTTTTTCAAGCACTCACATGGGAAGCACGAGACGAAGACGAAGATCATTTAATTAGTATCTTCGGTAAGACTGAAGATGGGAAATCCGTCTGTGTAACTACAACCTTTGAACCTTATCTGTATATCAAGCTACCTGAAGTCAAGTACGCAAAAGAGATTTATGCAAGGATAAAAGATAGTTGCACTGGATACAGTGTTGTAGAATCAAAAGATATCTGGGGATTTCAAAATAACCAAAAATTTTTATTCATGCGAGTCACCTTTTCAAATTTGGAACGTCGAAGGAAAACTGATTACATGTTGAAGAAGCCAATGAACCTTTCTAGTGGTCCGTTTCCCCTGAAGGTGTACGAATCAAATTTGGATCCCATTCTTAGGATGATGCACCGAACGGGTATTCAGTCAACTGGTTGGCTTGATACTGGAAGTGATTGTGTGTATTCTAACCTAGCTCATGTTGATATTGATCTTTTTTGTAATGACTGGGAAACGTTGAAGCCTGTTAAACGAGATGATGTTGCACCTTTTGTGGTAGCATCTATTGATATTGAGTCTAACAGTTCTACGGGTAAGTTTCCTGATGCTGATATCGATGGTGATGCGTGTTTTCAGATTGCGTTGTCTCTTTGTAAACTGGGTTCGGATGAGCCTTATGATAAGACCTGTTTTTGTTTCAAACAAACAGATCCCAATCTTGAAGGCTGTAATATCTTGAGTTACGACACTGAACGAGAAATGCTAGAAGCATTCAGAAATTATATGATCAAGGAAGACATTGACATTATGACGGGGTGGAACATCTTTGGTTTCGATCTTGAGTATATTTATAAGCGTGCTTCTAAAAACAAATGTTCGGCGTCCTTCTACAATCTAGGAAAATTAAAGAATCGTGACTCAGAAATGGTCTATAAGCGTCTTTCTTCGAGTGCTTTGGGTGACAACATGCTCAAGCTTCTCCCGATGCCTGGTCGTTTTATTTATGATCTATTTCATGAAGTGAAAAAGGGTTATAAACTGGACTCTTACAAACTGGATAACGTATCTAAACTATACCTCGGTGACCAGAAGATTGATATGCCACCTCGTGAGATGTTTGCTCGGTTTGTCGAAGGAGACCCAGTGAAGCTTCGTGAAGTTGCTGAATACTGTATTAAGGATACACTTCTTCCACACAGGCTCACAAAAAGGCTCTGTACACTTTTGAATTTGCTTGAGATGGCCAAGGCTACATGGGTACCGATTTCATTCCTGGTTGAACGCGGACAGCAGATTAAGGTATTTAGTCAGCTTACAAAGAAAGCTCGTGAACTTGGGTTTATGGTTCCTACTATTCGTTACGGTGCCTTGCCTCCCGAACCTTATGAGGGTGCTACTGTATTGGAAGCACAAGGTGGTGCATACTACACACCTATCACGGCCCTAGACTTCGAAGCACTGTATCCTAGTATCATGATGGCACATAACCTCTGTTATTCGACTTTCGTCATGGATGAGAAAAGATATGGAAACATCGAAGGTATTACATACGAAAAGTTTGAACTAAATGGTCGTACGTACAAATTTGCCCAAGATGTACCCAGTCTTTTACCAGCTATTCTTTTGGAGCTTAAACAGTTTCGAAAACAGGCTAAAAAAGATATGGCTGCAGCAACTGGATTTATGAAAGAAGTTTATAACGGTAAACAGTTGGCCTACAAAATTTCTATGAACTCAATTTATGGTTTTACTGGAGCAGGTAAAGGTATTTTACCATGTGTGCCCATCGCTTCTACTACCACGTACAAGGGTAGAAGTATGATTGAAGAAACAAAGAATTACGTCGAGAAAAACTTCACTGGTGCAAAGGTTCGATATGGCGACACTGATTCCGTCATGGTAGAATTTGATGTTGGAGGAAGAACAGGAATGGAAGCTATCGAGTATAGTTGGGAACTTGGTGAACGCGCAGCTGAAGAGTGTAGTGCACTCTTCAAGAAGCCAAATAATTTGGAGCTTGAGAAGGTATATTGTCCATACTTCTTATATAGCAAGAAGCGATATGCCGCAAAGCTATGGACGAAAGCTAAAGATGGTAATATGAATATGGATTATATTGATATCAAGGGTCTCCAGGTTGTTCGTAGAGATAACACAAAATTTGTGAGAGAAGTCTGCAAGGAACTGCTTGATGTTGTACTTGGGAGTAGTGACCCAGAACCAGCGAAACAATTGGCTCTTGAAAGAGCTATCAATCTTCTTGAAGGTGATGTATCGAACGAAAAGCTTGTATTGTCCCAGCAGCTTGGTGATTCATACAAAAACCCTAACCTGCCTCATGTAAAGGTGAGAGACAAGATGCGAGAAAGGAAGCCTGGGTCCGAGCCGCAGAGTGGAGATCGGGTTCCTTATATTCTTGTAAAGACAGATAACCCAAAGGCAAAGGCTTTCGAAAAGGCTGAAGACCCAGTGTTTATTGAAGAAAATAAGATTCCAATCGATTATCATCATTATTTTACCAACAAGTTCTTGAATCCAATTTGCGACTTACTGGAGCCACTGGTAAAGGACCCCAAGAATGAAATTTTCGGTGAGTTAATTGCTCAGCACAAACCTCCACCCAAAAAGAGAGAACCAGCGTTGAGTGGTATGAAGAAGGAACAGCTCATAGAGGAATGTAAAAAACTAAACCTCGACACAGACGGAAAAGTGGCAGAGTTACGTCAACGTATTAAGACCGCCAGGGAAGATAAAGTGTCAATCGATCACATATTTAAAAACTACGATTCTTAGAAGGGTAAGATGGACAAGGTACTGGCCCTCTTTGAAGAGGAGGTAAAGAAACAAATGGTAGTTGAAACCAGGAAAATCAAAGAAGAGTTCAAGGAACTCTTGAGAAAAGTAAAGGAAGAGCACAGAGAAAATCTCCTTTCCAACAAACAAGAAGTTAAAGAAGCAAATAAGAAAGTTAACGAGGATCACAAAGAAGAGTTACAAAAGCAACGAGCAGTGCACAATGATGAGTTGCGTCGTCTAAAAGAGGAACATAAGAATGAGATTAAGCAGATACGTGAAGAGTTTGTACTGGCACAAAATCAAAATCAGGAAACTGTAAGGAAACTTCACATTCAATATAGTGACTATTTGCGTGTGATAAGTTTAAATTACCCTCATGTACCATACAAACTTTTATTGCGTGATGCACCAAATGAAGAAGATAACACTTGTAGGGGTTTGAAAAAGAATGGCACGAGGTGTAATTTGGTTGGTAAATATGACGGGTACTGCAAACATCATCACGACCAGTATAGAAAGAGGGACACAGTTGAAATGATTGATGACTCATCATCAGTTCTGTCATTTGCTTCGGAAAGTAAGGGGCTTATAGATTTCAATTCTATGTTATAGAAGAGATGAGTAAATCACATATTCTGCTATCTTCCGTAAATGAGTTCTATTCAGATGACAAGAATAAAACAACCCTAATGAGTATACTAGACAAAACCAGTGGTATTTCACTCAGGAATATCGAGTGGTTTATAACTAATTATGCTAAGAAACATCAGACTTCTTACACGACCACTAATGGACGACTCTTCACAGTGCATTGTGCTTATAAGAGCAGTCTGGATGGTTATAGCAAAAAACTATTTGATCCCTTTGCACGCTCGGAAAAATTTACTTATGTTATCCCGGGTACATCTCATGAAATTCAAACAACGATTGCTCAATTGAACTTCATCAAATGGTGTATCAAAAATCGTATCATCGATTACATTTCCAAGCACAAGGATACACTCTTTAGTAAACGAGTGACATAAATCCCTTTTCAAAATTAAACGTTTGATACCCGGTGTAATATATGTAAAGAGTGTATGTATCAGTGAGACCAGGGTCTAGCTTCAGTTCTATTTTGGTCTTTTCAGACTGGATTTCACTGAAATCTAAACTACCCGAAGGATTTACATTAATAGGGTTGATTGAAAATGAATATGTATATATGTTTCTAACAGGTCTCGATAATCGCTTTTGATACGGAACCATGTATTTGTAGTACCCATCTGTCGTACTTGAAATATTTGGTAAATCAACACCTTGAATAAAGAACTTTGCACTCTTCATCACAGGATTGAAAAAGGTAAATGCCTCGTCGAAATCGGGATTTTTGGAGAAGTTAAACCTATTCTGAAGATAGTGATAATCAGAGAAGTTTGCATCGGGGACTCGGAACACGCTTGTATCGAGCGTTATACTATAGGATTGTGTAAATGTAGGTTGTGTGAGAGATACAAAATTAGAAATGACGTCTGTGGCTAATAGTATAGGGTTTTGTTCGTCGTTTTTCTCAATATTAAATGCTGGAATATTTGTGTATAATTTACCGTTATCAGTGCGAGACGAACTGGGTGTGTAAAACTCAAAAGTGAATTTTTCTATGAACGAGTTAGCGGGTACTTTAACTGTAATTATAGGGACATGAGGGTTAGATACAGGGTTATTCCATTCTATGATATTATATTCAGTCGAAAATGGATCACCTACCGACTCGATTGTACTGGTTCCGTTCAATATAGGTGTCTCTGAAAAATTAACACGTGAAAAGGTTGTTACACCTCCCTGTGTCAGGGCTGTAAAGAAAGACAGGTTTTTCAATGTAAAAGAAGCACCTACTCCTGCTACTTCTCTTATGTAAATTTTATACGTATCGAATTCTTCGGGTAATGCACTGATTGAAGTATCTTCAAAACGACTGTTTCGTAAAAACCAGTGTATAGATTTAACACGGCTATTTGGAACAAGATTGGTTTGTATATTGTCTACACCCGGAACGGTTTCGATAGTTGGGTGTCTTTTCACGACATCCGTAATCATTGTGTATTCTTTATTTTTAAGATAAAGACGTTCAACTGGGTCAATGGTAAATTCTTCAGTTATAATTTTAAAGTTGTCGAGTTGGATCGTGTTAACTGAGTTTGTGAAAAAGTTTTGTGGATGAAACTCAAATTCAAATTCCATTTTTTGTTTGTGAATGGCACATAATGGGAAGAAAGGTCTGTTTGGTTCATTTGACAGATACTCATCACTCGAGTATTTACGTGAAAAGAAAAATGGTAATGGAATAATAACTTCCGAGTCTAATGATGCATAGGCACGTTGAGCGGATGAAGTATCAAAACCTAACATTCGATTAAGGATGAAACGGTTAGAAACCTTCTCTGATACTTCCAAATATAACTCGTCGTGTATAACCATCCAGTCATCAAAAATTTTTTCAACCTCGATCTCATCTACACGCATAGTCACCGACTTGATAAGATGACGACCAACCTGATCTGAATAATTTTTGTCTTGAGTCAGACCTGGAAGTTTTAACATGACATACATGTTACTAAGCAGGTCACCCATATTCTGTGGGTTGAATGTTACTTTGATACGTTCATTGAATGGCCATGTTGGGGAAGTGGGTGACTTGTTCACAACCGTGGTTCTATGAAACTTTGTAAAATTAGAATGCGTCTTAGGGTTGTAATTAAAAATGGATTCATCTAGGTTTTCACTATGTATGTATGACTCTTGTTTGCCAATGGCATGTAGAGACACAGCGGCTCCACTTGAAGTGGGCATCTTAATACATGTCTACATATTTTTAATGTCGGTTATCCACATATCGACATGACCCGTCTTTTTCAGTTTTTCTAGTTCTTCTCTGGCCTGTAAAGCTTCTTTGTGAAGAGCCTCTACTCGTTCCTCTGTGTAATCAACCGTCTTGATATGCAAGAGATAATCGTAAGATCCATCAAGTTGCCGGAAAGATTCACTCAGTTCCTTCTCAAGTTCCTGTTTCTTCCTTTTGAACACGATCAATTTACCATCTACAACCTCCTTGACAAATCGTGCACGTTCGTTGCACACGTCTGATCGCAGTTGAGTTTCCCAGATGAGTTGATCCTTCCTCTTTTTATAGTATTCCAGTCTAAGTCCGATGAAGTCTGATAGAATTTCTTCTGCAGATTGGTATTTACAGATCCCCTTCGATGGATGGAAGAGGTGCATATTTGTACTGCGAATAGTCTTTTGAAGTTTGAGATCTTTGATGATGTCTTTACCAGAATATCCCTGGATCAAAAAGTCGACATCCTCAGTTGTGCTGTTGTTTGTAAAACTTCCAATGAGCTTCTTCTCAACAAGGGTATCAAGGTATTCCTTATAATCCTGTGTCCACCTACCTGGTGGTAGTTCAGAAACTTTGACAGTTGTTCCGATAACCTGCCAAATACCTTCGGTGACCCATCCACCTCCTTCCTCTTCAAATACACGCCCCTTAAATCCCCTGAACCAAGGCTTCATGGGCTTGAATGGTTTATTGTTGATATGATTAACAATGTTTTGTTTGATGTCTTCTGGGTTGAATGGTGGCACATAACAAGAAAACCCTGTTCCAATACCTTCTGTCCCATTCACCAATACGGTTGGGAGAGTGGGCATGTAGAATTCTGGTTCAATAGATCGTCCATCATCATCCAAGTATGTGAGAACTGCATCATCCTTCGGGTCGAACAATTTTCGAGTATCTTTGGCCAGTCGGGTAAAAATATAACGAGTCTGGCTGGCATCCTTTCCTCCCATCAACCTGGTGCCAAATTGTCCACAAGGTTCCAATAAATTGATGTTGTTACTACCCGTATAGTCATTGGCAAGCTTCACGATCGTCTCTGCCAGAGATACCTCACCGTGGTGATAAGCTGATTTTTCAGCCACGTAAGCAGCCAATTGTGCTACCTTCATTTCATTTCGAAGATTCTTCTGAAAGCATGAGTACATCACCTTTCTCTGCGATGGTTTGAGACCGTCAGCCACGTGAGCAATGGATCTTTTAAGATCGGCAAGACTAAAGTTCACAAGGTCCTTGTGTACAAAGTCACTGATTCCAAGTTGCTTGATGTTACCATAAGGTACTTCAAGTTCCTTTGAGTCTTTTGCCGTGCTTTCAAGAAGCCATGACTTGCGCGCATCTGCTTTCTTTTTGTCGAATGCCAAAACAATTGACTCATCGGTCATCGTGTCAACGTCAAATTTAACTGTGAGATCTCCAATTTTTTTGAAGTATTCACGAGCTTCTTTTGAAGTCGATGTACCGAGACCCTTGTAATATTTTATAGTCCATCCAGATTGTCCGTTTCCATACCAAGACCTGAAGGTGGATTCAGTGTAGAATGATTTGACTTGGTTGCCACGACTGGCTTTGATGATGGGTGTAACCATCGATACAACAAAACCCAACTTGAGGAGACTGGGCCAGAAGTAGTGCAGCTGATTCAGAATTAACCCCTTAATATGGGATCCGTCATTATCCGCGTCAGTCATGATCATCAGCTGTCCATAACGAAGTTCTGATACATCTTTGTATTCCTTCCCTTGTTGAAGTCCAAGGATCTTCTTCAGATCGTTGAATTCCTGGTTCGAAGTCAACTGTGCCACAGAGGCATCGCGCACATTCTTGCATTTTCCTCGAAGAGGAAAGACCCCATAGTGATCCCTTCCAACCACAGAGAGACCGGCAACAGCGAGAGTCTTTGCCGAGTCACCCTCTGTCACAATGAGTGTACACTTTTTTGACTGAGCCGTCCCAGCCTTATTTGCATCGTCAAGTTTTGGGATTCCAGTAATCTTTGACTTTCGTGCACCTCCATCAGTTTTTGAAAGTTCCTTTGCTTCTCGGAATTTTGAGAGTGCAGTGAGTTCATCTGCGATTCCAGTCTTCAATGCATTTTTTACAAAGGTTTTGGGAAGTTCAAATTTACTTCCAAATGATTGAACCTTCGATGTGCATTCAGATTTGACTTGGCTCGAGAAAGTTGGATTCTCTAGAGTTGATCGAACAAAGATTGTGAAAGCATTCTTCACTTGTTGTGGCTTGAGCTTGATTTTCTTTGCCATGTCTTCGATGATTCCATTGGAAATGATATTGGCAACGTGGTCAACATGAGTACCACCTTTAGTTGTACAGATACCGTTTACGAACGACACCTGCTGCAGTCCATCTTCAGATGGACCAAGGCAGACAGACCAACGATCACTGGTCATCGAACACACATTGTTAACTCCTTCATGCATTTTCGCATATGCTTCAAAGTTTTGTTTGGGAAGAGCCACACCATTGAACTTGACCTTACAATTGGAAGATGTGCAGATGTTGGCATCCCATACACGCTTTTCCATGATGTTATAAATTCCCTGTTCCATTTCTTTCATTCCAAACCTTGACCAATCAGGTTTGAAAGATACTGATACAGAAGCTGTAGCACCGTTGAATTTTTTCATTTTTGGAGGATAGCACGTGGACATGTTGTCGAACCATTCTTGGGAATATTCTTTTTTGGTCTCTGGATCCTTAATGACAACCGAAAACCATTTACTGTATATATTAGCCAGCTTTGCTCCGTATCCATTCCTACCTCCCACAACTCGTTTTTGATTATCATCATAATTGGTACTCGTGAGTAGATGACCAAAAACAAGTTCAGGGTTCCATACATCCTCTTTTTCATTTTTTTGAATAGTAAGACCTCCCAATGGTCCGTTGTTATCCACTGTAATCATCCCAGCTTTTTCGTCAACATTGACCGATATAGAAGAAACTTGTTTAGGATGCGTAGAATTTCTATCCACAGCATTGACAAGTATCTCATCAAAAATTTTCAAGAGAGCCGGTGAGTATTTAGTTGTAGTCCGTTTGAATTTATCACCATTCAGAACCCAATAGGGTTCTCGAACAGCATCCACAGGACCAACATAAGAGTCGGGTCTCTTGAGAATATGTTCAGTGTGGGTCAGTTTTTGAACCGACTCTTCCATTTTAATTTATTAAAACTCTATTCTCTAACTTAGGTTATTAAACTTCTCCACGTTCGATCAGTTTCTTGCGATTTGCCATGTGAAGATCCTGGACTAGGGCCTTGTTTTCCGCACCGTATGGCACAGCGTACCCTTCGTCACACATCCATTTGTTTACGTTGGTCCAAACACCATCTTCATGTACCCATACTTCGGCTAGTACTCGGCCAAACTTACCCCGAGAATCAGCTTCTGGGCAACGAAGTTCAATTTCGATGTCATCCCGGTCTGAAGCGACTGCCTTGAGACACCACTCCTTGAGCTTTTTCTTGGAGAGGAGACCAAAGACCTTCTCTTCCTTGTCAGAGGTACGAGATTCGGGTGTATCGATACCCAGGAGTCGGACCCTCTGCTTCGTGCATACGTCGAATCCCAAATCAATATTAACGTCTATGGTATCACCATCTACCACTTTCTCGAGAGAGGAGACACGATATTTGTAATTACAAGCTTCAACGTTATAAGAGGACATTGTATTAAAAAGTAGTTCTAGTTCTTTAACCCTTAAAATGCCTTCTAAGGTTGTAGTTTACTTGGTTCAAAGTCTTGGGGCCAACGTCTGTAATCCTAGCATACCATTGTTTGGTCTTTCTGTAAATAGGATTCTCTCGACGTTCATCCACAAGGTAATATGCAATGCCTGCTGCCACCGACTTGTTGCGATGATTGTCGAGCCAGGATCTAAAAAGACGCCTTTTTACAATCTCAGTACACATATCCATCGCTCGGGACTTTAGCTTCCGCTCGATTCTGTCCTCGTGGTCTGTAAGGCGAGAAGAGTGACATCTGGAAAAGATCTTTGTAAGCATGTTGTCCACGTGGCGATGCAAGTCATCTTCGCGGAAGGAATACTCGTCGTCACTTTCATCGTCATCGCTTTCATCGTCATTGCTGTCAGATCTTTTAACCAAAGACTCGAGCTCTGCGATACGTCTGCGAGCTTCTTCTAGCTCCTTGCGGGTAGAGTTGTGGTCGCAAAGAGCCTGTAGACGCCGTTCCTCCGATCTCCTGTATCTACTTTTCCAGGTGTCACGCTCAACCTCAGCAGATTGAAGCTGGCGTGCAATTGGGGTCAGATCAGATTCAATCTGATTGTTTATGTTTCGCTGGAAGTTCCTGAAAATAGACATTGTTGGTTGTTGGTTGTTGATTGTTTGAATAATACAAAGTCTGTTCTTACTTAGGTTCGATTTATGCGAGATTTTTCTTTCGGCACGTGAAACGGAACACCATCAAAGAGTTACTTATTTCTGCTGTTTGGCCCGTTTCCCTGTCGATGTTAAATGTTAGACGATCGAGAGTTTGAATGGGGTTGTGAAAACATTGTACGATGGGATACTCGTCTTTGAAAGTTATAACTGTGTTAACAGGGTTTGCATCTCCGTGTGGTTCTTGTGCTACACATGGACCTACTACCGTTCCAAAGATACCATTAAGATGATTATGAGCATCTACTATGGTATCAGATGTTGGATCATTTGCGAAGTTTACTTCCGCTTGCCCCCTTTGCGAAAGGTGTGTACGAAGTTCTTCTATACCTATATGTAAAGCTCGTTGAGCTCTAGCACTTCCACTGTTATGTGTTCGAAAAGTAGCAGCTACTAAACGAGCCTGGACTACGTTTTTTAATGGGGTTGTTAAATGCATGACAAAATCAGTGTCTGTATTGGTCGTCTGACTCGAATAATTGAAAATGTTATCGATGACAACGGTATGAATCTCATGATTATAATCGGGGATGTCAGGCTGAGATGGAGCTATGATGAAAGACATTCTTATTAATAAAAGAGATTTTTATCTAAAAGTTTCTCAACTCACCGCAAGTGCGGGAGTAATACGTCATCTCGTCCACCCACTCGATGGGTTCATCCTCTTCTTCCTCTTCTTCCTCGAGAAGCATCTCTTGAAGCTCTGCGAGAGTCATGTTGTCCTCGAGCTGTTCCTTGAGTTCGGCAAGAGTGATGTCGTCATCATCCTCATCGGATTTAATCTCGGTGGGGATGGTGAGGGTTTCAACACTAACTTTAGCGTTCGGGAGCAGGGTCGTGAGACGCTCCAAAGTTTTTATGGCGGAAGGACCGGATGCAATGACTCGGGACTGACCGGGTCGGGGGCAAGCACGTTGGATCTCAAAGAGCATTATTGATTGTTGGATGTTTATTTGTTGAAAAATAAATATTCCAGCTTCTACTTAGGTAGTTAAATTTCGAATGTTTCTTCAAGATCGTTATAATGATATGGTGGACCGGATTCATTTTTAGATACGAGGTAGGTTATATGACTTGTATGTATACCCCAGAGAATACCCGACATCACTGCAACTATTTCATAGCTACTTAATCCCTTGTCATCCTCTGTGTTACCTGCGATACACATGAAACTTGCTAGTGTTATCACATTTTCTACACCCAACACTGGAATGAGAGATGCTATCTCAACTGGGTAATTATTTGAAGCTAAAATTAACCAAATTAGATTTGATAGAACGGTATACATGTTTGTGAAGAATACTAACACTTGACAGCCACCTATGAGGTGTGGAAAAATACATATGACGGATACCGTGGAGAGACAAAGTTTTGACCATCGATAAATGTACTCGGGTTCAGTCATATTTGAGTATTGAAGGAAGTTCTTAAGTGATTATCTAAACCAAAATCCGTTCGCTGGTGATGTTGAAGGTACGTTGGCAGCACTATTTGTTCTAGAAAGGGCTGGTCTAATTTTATCGGGGATGAATGAGTAGAGTTTCTTTAACTCATTGCAGAGAGTTAGGTAGACGTTCTCGGGAATTTTATCAGATATACTGTCTATAATTTGCATTACATTTTGAAGTACATTCATTACTATATTACACGGCTAAAAACTTTAAGGACCATTCACCAATCGTCCATTGATGTCATCCACCCAAAAATCGTGGGCTTCCGCGTCCCATCTATCACGA